CGCTAGGGACATTCGATGTGCCCGACTTGGCCGGTGATATCGAAGTCAAGGGTTCGGATTACCCCTGGGGCCATCTGATACTAAAAGACCCGCGACGAGCCGGCTGCCATGACCGGATCGACGTGCCGTATATCAAGGTAGTGCAAAAGACGCTTGAACTGTACGACGTGATTGGATGGATGCACTACGACGAAATCACGGAAGGCGGCGTAGAGGCTGGGCGGTTTTGGGCCACTCACCTGAAAATCCCCGCGTTCGCCGTACCGCAGGAAAATCTACACCCTATTGATGCGCTGACTTTGCAATATAGGGAAGAAGGGTACACACCGAGAAGTCAGCAGATAACCGACTTTTGATGTGAATCGACCGACGACGCAAAAACTGTTGGCCAGCACGCCGATGGCGGATCAGGTGTCGATTGAACTCGACGCGATCCGCCAGGGTGTGATCCGATATCGCCGGCTGGCGCGTGACGCCATTGAGCGCGGCGACGGGGCCAGCTTGAAGCCGGCCGAACGGATGCTACTCCACTGGCTTGAGCCGTTGTCCCGCGCGATCCGTAGCACGAAGCAATCGCTTCGCACCGGCAAGTCCGCGTACCGTCTGACCATCGCATCGCCGGTTATCTTTGCGCTCCCATCGCGCCGCATGGCCGTCGCCACCATGCACGAAGCCATCGGCCTGTGCATGATGAACCCGCCCGGCGTGAAGGTCGCCAAGATGACCTACAACATCGGCCGGGCAATCGTCGCCGAAGTCAACTACGACCGGCTGCGCAAGGGGGGAACCGACAACCTGCGCGAACTGACCAAGCGGATCAAGAACCTCAATCCCATGAAAGTGAATTGGTGGGCGAATAAGACGCTCAGTGATCCGGTCTGGTCGCGCAAGGTGCGGATCACGCTGGGCGCTGCGATGCTGTGGTTGCTGATCGGCGTCGCCAGCGCCGACGATTACGACAAGCCGTTTCGGCTGGCGTTCCACCACCGGCGCAAGAAGAACCGGCACAAGCACGGCTCGACCGCGTACATCGTGATGGACAACGACGTATTCGACATCATCGAAACCGGCCATCGCAGCCGCCAGGGTATGCGCCCGCGCTACTTGCCGATGGTCGTGCCGCCCTACGAATGGTCCGACAAGAGCCACGGCGGATACATCAAGGTGCGCATCCCGCTGGTCTCGCGCCCGACCAAGCCGCAGCAACAGGCGATGCGCAAGGCCGACCTGTCCCGCATCCACGAATGTATCAACGCCGTCAACGTGGTGCCGTGGCAGATCAACGAGAACGTAATGAACGTGGTCCGGGCGGTGTGGAATTCGGGCGGTGGTATGGTCCGTATCCCGCACGCCGACAACTTCCCGCTGCCGCCCCAGCCCGACGATATCGACGACAACCCCGAATCGCTCAAACAGTGGAAACGCCAGGCCGTCAAGGTCTACCACAACAACGTTCACCTGCGCGGGTTGCGGCGCGGGTTTTCTCAACTGCTGATGGTCGCCGAGAGCATGGCCGACTACGGCACGTTCTATCTGCCACACCAGATGGACTTTCGGGGCCGTATCTACCCGGTCCCGTTGTTCCTGAATCATCACGGCGACGACCTCTGCCGTGGCCTGTTGCAGTTTGCCGAGCCGCGCCGCATCGGCGAAACCGGCCGGCGCTGGCTGATGATCCACATGGCGAATTGCTGTGGCATCGACAAGGTGAGTTTCGGCAACCGGCTGGCGTGGTCGAAGGACAATCTGGCGACGTTCAAGGGGTGGGCCGACGATCCGCTGGAAAACACCGGCTGGACCCTGGCGGAAAAGCCGTTGCAGGCGCTGGCCTGCGCCTTCGCCATGCAGGACGACGATATCGCCGCCCGGCTGCCCGTTCAGGTCGACGGGACGTGTAACGGGTTGCAGCACTATTCGGCCATGATGCTCGACGCGAAGGGTGCCACGGCGGTCAATCTGCTGCCCATGCCCGCCCCGACCGACGTGTACGCCGACGTGGCGACTGCCCTTGCCCCGTCCGTCGACGCCGATGCCCAGGCCGGCGACGACCGGGCGGCCATCGTACTGCCGCTGTTGAACCGCAAGGTGGTCAAGCAGACCGTGATGACCAGCGTATACGGCGTGACGCAGACCGGGGCCAGGGCGCAGATACTCGCCCGGCTCAAGGAAGTGGGCTTAGAGCGTGAGGACGCCTACCGGGTCTCGCACTACCTGGCCGCCAAGGTACTTGAGGCCGTCGACGGCGTATGCCACGGTGCCGCCGGGGCGATGGACTGGCTGAAATCAGCCGCCAAGGCCATTATCCCCCTTCAAGAGCCGATCCAGTGGGAAACCCCGCTCGGTCTGCCCGTCGTCCAGCCCTACCTGAACACCAAGACCAGCGTTGTCCATACGATCATGCAGGGCGTGGCGACCAAGATGCCCAACCGCCGATCACCCATTGCCGCCCGCCGGCACGTCAGCGCCTTCGCCCCGAACTACGTCCACAGCATCGACGCCACGCACTTGCTGATGACGGCCAGGGCGTGCAAACGGAAGGGCATCCAGATGGCCGCCGTCCACGACTGCTATTGGACCCACGCCGCCGACATGGACATCATGCAGGCCGTACTCAGGCGGCAATTCGTGGTCCTGCACGCTAAACCCTTGCTGCACTACGACTTATGCGAGCAGCTACGCCGCCGTTACCCGAAGGCGACGATACCGGACCCGCCGGCAATCGGCCCAATGGACATTCGACGCATCGAAAAAAGCCCGTATTTCTTCTGCTGATATGACTGACAAGAGCGCCGATGGTGTAAGGGTAGCACACCCGCTGTTCCAAGCGGGAAATAGCGGTTCGACTCCGACTTCGGCGCTTCGCGCTCGTCATTTACTCTTTGAGCCGTGCGATAAGCAACACGCGGTCGACTTCATCAGGCGGTTTCATTCCCGACTGCCACAATGCCAGGATGGACCGTGGCAATTTGCGTTTCGCGGCCATATTGACGACCGAAGCTATGTCGTCGCCCTCTGGAACAATCCGTCCACTCGGTCCCTACCCGGTCACTGGCTGGAGTTGCGACGGATGGCAGCAACGCCGGATGCCCCGAAGAACACTTGTAGCCGCTTTCTGGCATGGATGGTTCGCTGGTTCAGGGAGCGATACCCGGAGCGTGAGCGGTGCATCAGTTACCAAGACACAGCCGTACATTCAGGCACGATTTACAAAGCAGCGGGTTGGACGCCCTCTTACACCGGCCAAGAACGCACCAGAGACAGATCAGGACTTCGGGCGGGAACCGACAGACTCTACCGATGGAACATCAACGGACCTGATGCCGATGCCACGGCAAAGGTCCGATGGGAAATCCTGCTAGTTGAGACTGATTCTCAACTACTAACGAATAAGTAATTGAGATTGAATCTCAATTAGGTGAAACTATGGCGAGAGAGAACGCCATTGTATTCTTTGCCGCGCCTAGGACGGCAAGATACCGACTCTACCCATTCCGCGCAGCCCGCCTACTCTACCGCCGGCCGACCGCCGCCTGGCGAATGTTCTGGATATGGCTTCTCAGGGTAATCACCTACACAGAATACACCCACGTCGCCATCGGATATCGGGGCGCCGTGCTGGACCCGGTTTTCGCCGGCAACCGCTTCTGGCCGCTGATCGGCTACGTCGTGGGCTACCCCGGCCTGTACGACGCTTTTGAAGTCCCCGTATCAGGGGACGTCCCGCTTGAGGACTACGAAGGTGGCGGCCCCAAGCCCGTATGGCCCACGCTGGTACGCTGGCTGACCGCCGGCGTCTACCAGACCGATGATTGCGTGTGCGTGGTATGCGGCGCCTTGCGAAAGGCCGGCGTCGATGTACCATCGTACATTATCAGCCCCGGCCAGTTGCACCGCTGGCTTGAACTTCGGAGACACCACCATGTCGTTTTTGCCCGGCGGGAAGATACCCGCGACTGCCGCTGACCTGATCGAACACCTTTTCCGCGAAGGTGTGCCGGCATCGTTTCCCACGGACCAGGCGTTTGACACCCCTGGCGGCGCGTACCTATACGGCATCGAAATCGGCCGCCGTCAGCTTGTCGAGCAACTTTACTTCCAACTCCACCCGCAGAGGAAAGCCGATGGGCCTATTCGACACACCCTCACCCCCACCGTTGCCGCCGGCCCCGCCACCGGCGCCCCCGCCGACTGAACAAGTCGACCTGGACGCTTTGGCCGAAGATCGCCGGCAGCGCGAATCGCAGCGCCGTGGTCGCAACGCACTTGTGATCGACCCGTCACTGTCGGCCCCGCCCGGCAACCAGACCGGCTTGAGTATCCCGCAATAACGTCAACCGCGTCTGTGGGTGCATAACCCCAACCCCGATCAACGTCCCCCCGTTGACCGGGGTTTTTCAATTCACAGGGAACGCCAATGGCCGACGACACCAATACCATCAAGGCCCAATTCGGCCGCGACGACAGCGACCGGGATGAGGTTTTGGAGCGCGCCCGCCAGTGTGCCGCCCTGTCGAAGCCGTGGATACTGCCGCCGGAGACACAGAAGAAAAGCGAGAAGCTGCCGCAGAACTACCAATCGACGGGCAGCCGTGGAACCTTGAACCTTGAAGGCAAGATGCTCCTGGCCCTGTACCCGCCGATCATGCCGTGGTTTCAACTACTGCCCAACTCGGCCATACGCCACGATCCGAACAATCCGCCAGAGGCAATACAGGAAATCGAACAGCAACTTTTCCTGTTTACCGTCATCGCCCAGGCCAAAATCGAAGCGGCCAATCTGACCGACGAGAACCGCCGGCGGCGCAGCGGCTTTCGCAGTCGCAAGCGCATGGCGCTGAGCCAGATACTTGTGACCGGCGACGTCCTTGAGCAACTGACCGACGACTACCGGCTCAAACTGTTTCGACGCGACCAGTACGTGACGAGCCGTGATAGTAGCGGAGACACGCTGTACCACATCACGCGCGAGAACGTCGATCCGCTGGCCCTTGACGAGAAGATCATCGAAAAGGCGGGCCTGTCGCTCCGTGACTTACAGGACAAGACCACCGCCGACCGCATGACGGACTTGTTTACCCGCATCGAATGGCAGCCGATCACCCGCAAGTGGCTGATCGAACAGGAAATCAACGACAAGACCGTGGTGCAGAGCGACGAGCCGATCAGCCCGTATATGTCCACCGCCTTTGAGTTAGCGCCCGGCGAAGATTACGGGCGCGGCTTTATCGAACTGAACCTGGGCGACTTGTCCAGTCACAACGAACTGCGCTTGCGCGAACTCGACTTCGCCGCGATGGCGTCGAAGCAACTGATGGCCGTCGACTACGGCAGCCAGGTCACAGAGGACGACTTGACCAAGCCAAGCGGCAGCGTCATCCAGGCCCGCGTCAGCGCCGGCAGCGTGCAGGACATCGCATCGCTCAAGATGGACAAGCAGCAGGACTTTAGCGTGGTCTTTCAGGTCGACGAGCAGATCAGGCGTGACTTGGACAAGGCCATGCTCGTCGAAAGCGAAGTCCAGCCGACCGGCGACCGCGTGACACGGTTTCAGGTCCAGCGCGTCGCTCAGGAAGTCGAAGGCGCACTTGGCGGCCTCTATTCGCCCATCGCCGACGACCAGCAAGTACCGCTGGCGCGCCGGCTGATGTACCAAGTGCAGCGCGACCGGATCATCCCGACGTTCAAGCCCGACCTTGTCGACATCGACGTTCTTACCGGCATTACCGCGCTCAGCCGTCAGATCGCCGCCGATCAGGTACTCGACTTCACCGCCATGCTGGCCCAACTCGGCGATCAGGCAATCCGCAAGATCGACCTGCGCGTACTCGCTGATGTCATGGCCCGATGGCGCGGCATACAGGAGCCGGGTCTGATCAAGAGCAACGAACAACTCGCCGCCGAGGACGAAGCCGCCATGAAGATGCAACTGCAAATGCAGGCGGCGCAACAGGCGATTCAGACGACCGGCAAGGTCGTCGAGCAACAGGCCGCACAACCACCGCAGCAACAACCCGCTCAAGGAGCAGCATAAAATGGCCGCAACCGTAACTGTCCCCATCACCGACACGACCGACTACCCCGTGTTTGCCACCAAGGCGGCGTTTATGACGGCGCTGCTTGAGGGCATGGAAACGCGCAACGAGAAGATTATCTGGAACGCGCTTTTCCGTCTGTCCAACACCGACACGGACAACTGGACTGCCGCCTCAACGGCGCGACACGATGACTAAGGGGTGAACCCATGCCGCTGCACAAGAAGAAGAAGATCGCAACGATCATCCGGCTGATGGATGACCGCGTCATCGAGCGCGTCGTGCGGGCGAACGCCAACATGGCGACCATCAAGGACGCCACCGTTGCCGCCGGTCTCCATACCGACTTGCCGCCGGAAATTCTCGATAACATCATCGGCTGGATCGGTGCGCTCAACGATTTGGCGACAAGCCCGCTCGTCACCAAGATCAAGGAACTGTCCGAACCGTCGCACACGGTCGAACCCGACACCATAGGAGTAGGTGACGATGGCTGACGTATCACTTGGCTTGCAACTGAACGCCAACGCTTTCGTCGGTGACGCGACGGGCATCGTCGACGGCTCGGACGTGGCCGCGACCGTCGGCCGCGTCGAAGAGCGCATGTATTGGGAATTTGCCGACGGCAGCGATGAGGTTGCGATTGTGTTGGCCGCGCCCGTGCGCATGCCGACACAATACGACGGTACATCGAGCATCGCGTTTGATATCGGCTGGTTCAGCGGCGCGGCCGGGGCTGGCGATCAGGTGCATCTGGAAGTCGCCGTCGAAGCGTTGACCGAAAGCGACGCGCACGACCTGAGCGCAGGCGGTGACTTCTTCGCCGCCGCCGTGGGCGTGTCCGATACCGTCGACGTCGCCCAAGGCGAACCCGCAACGTGCCGCGTGACACTGACCAACGCACAGGCCGACGCCGTGGCCGTAGGCGATTGGGTACGCATCGTGGTGCGGCGCAACACGCAGCACGCCGACGACGACCACGCCACGCAAATCAACATCACCAGCGTCGAAATCTTGCAGGTGTGATATGGCGCGAAACTTCAACGGATCGACGGACAAGTTGACCGTTGCAAACGCAGTAGTTGGCGATACACCCTGCACTCTTGCTGCATGGATACGGCCAACAACCGTGTCGGGTTTTCATACCATTCTGGACCTTGGCAACAACGCCACACTAAACAATCATTTTACGATGCGCACGGATGGCTCGACGCTTGACGTCGCTCATTATGTCGGTTCTGCGGCAGAGGCGACCAAAACCACCGTGTCGGCTAATACTTGGCAGCATGCAGCGGGCGTACTGGCATCCGGTACGTCACGAACTGCGTATCTAAACGGGTCAGCGGGGACCGAAAACACAACGTCCAAGGGTTCATTGACCGGGGAGAATCAGACAAGCGTAGGTATGCTCGTCTCTGGTAGCGACTACCACGCATTTTCCGGTCGTATTTTTCTGCCATCAGTATGGAATGTCGCGTTGAACGCTACGGACCTTGCGATATTGCAGTATTGCCACCCTCTATTCGTCAAGCCGCAGAACCTTGTGTCCTGTTGGGAACTCGTCGGCAGCGAACTCGTCGACATCGTCGGTGGCAACACACTAACCAACAGCGGCACAACCGTCGCCGCCAACCCGCCTATTTCGTTGCTCTGGCCCGGAAGCGTCGCGCAGCAAGCCGCCGAGATTGTCGCAGCCGCCGAAGAAGAAGTACCGGAAGGGCGCACGACGCCGATCACCGATACGACGGCCTATCCGGCGTTCGCATCCAAGGCCGCCGCCTTGCTGGCGCTCAGAACCGCGATTGAACGCCGCAACCTCACGGCTACATGGATGGCGCTGTTTCAGATATCGAATACGGACACCGATGACTGGACTGCCGATTCAACCGTTCGCCACGACGCCTAACCACGACAGGAGCAACCACGATGACCGCAGCACCGACAGGGACACCACCGGCAGAGCCACCGCAGCGACCCGCGAACGTACCGGAAAAGTTTTGGGACGCCGAGAAAGGCGTCGTCAAGACCGACGACCTGATCGCGTCCTACACCGAACTGGAAACCAAGCAGAGCGCCGCACCACCCGCCCCGCCGCCGCCCGACCCGTCGCAAATGAAGATTCAACCTCAGCAGACGGGGCCGGCGTTTGATTCCATCGACACCATCCTGAACCGTGCCGGCCTAAAGGCTGATGATGTCGCCCAGGAATTCCAGCAGTCAGGCCGGCTTACCGACGCGCAATATGCCGCGCTACAGAGCCAGGGTGTTGGCCGCACTATGGTCGATATGGTCATGCAGGGCCAACACTCCAACGCCCAACTGTTGCAAATGCAGCGGACGCAGGCGCGAACGGCGGCCGAAGGACTGACCGGCGGTGCCGGCCAACTCGACAACCTTCTGGCGTGGGCGGCCAACTTGCCGCCGAACGTCCAGGCCGACCTGAACGAGCGACTTGCCGACCCGCAGCGCTACGAAGGGGCCGTCACTGAACTGATGGGCCGCCATCGCACGGCCGTCGGTGCCGGTACGGCCGAACCGCTCATCGAAGCCGGCACCGGCACGCCGCCCGGCGTGGGCGCACTGACGACCAAGGAAGAAGTCACCAAGGCGCTGCACGCAGCCCGCAACGGCGACGGGCGCGCCCAGCAGCAGATCATGGTCGCCATGCAGAACGGAACGCTCCAAAGCCTCTTAGGATAGGACACACACCATGTCATTCAACATATCGAAGGAAGTCGCTCAACAGCTTGAATCGCTCAAGAGCAGTTACAAGATCAAGCATCGCAAAGTCGGCGGGGCCGAAGTGTGCCGCGTCGAAATCGTCGACCTGATCACCAACACGGTGTACGCCAGCGCCGACGACTCAAACGGCAAGACCGAAGAGGAAGTCCTCAGCCTGGCGGTCGCCGAAGCGATGCAGTCGGAGAAACCGGAGACCGCACCGGAGATGATCCAGCGCTTGCAGTCGGAGAACGCCGCCAAGGACGCTGAAATCGCCCGGCTCAAAGACCCCGACGCCGAGCCGGCCGAAGCAAGCCCACTTGACAAGATGACGTCGGCGCAGATCGCCGGCGAACTGACCGCCCTGGGCTACGCGCCGCCGCAAGGCGACCGTCGCTCCAACAAGTGGCGCGAACCGGCAATCGAAATGCTCAAGGTAGCAAGGGAAGAAGCAGAAGAAGAAGCAGAGGACCAGGACGCACGGCCGGAAGAACCCGCACCGGCGGCCTGATCCTTGGCTGGTTGCTACGACAGCGGCCCCGCAGTCAAAGCGGATAACCTGCGCCATGCAGGCCCGATTGTTGACGGGATAACTGCGTTCGGATGCACGACGCCGAACACCGTAGGCGGCTCGTCCGCCTGTCCTGTCGCTATCCCTAACAATCGGAGACTGTATCATGGCAACCTCAAATGCCGCTCGTTTTCTGACGCATGATTCGACAGAAAACGACATCGCTCTGGCGATGTTTTGGGGGACCGTGCTTGAGGCGTTCTACGCCAAGACGATCCTCTGGAACTCCGTCGGCCCCGAAGGCGTGGGCGGCGTGGCCGGACCCGGTTCTGCCGTCGCCAGCAAGGTGGTAGACGCCGGCTCAAGTTGGGAATTCCCGATCATCGGGAACGACCCGACGCCGGAATACCACACACCAGGCGTCGAGTTATTGGGCCAGGACATTGTGATGGACAAGGGTTCCATCACCATCGACGATATCCTGGTTGCGCACTACGACGTGCCGCTCGACCAAACCCAACTCAGCCACTTCGACGTGATTGCGCCGTTTGCCCGGAAGCTGGGCCGGTCGCTGGCGACCGACTTCGACAAGAAGTTGATCATCACCGGCGTAAAGAGCGCGCAAACAGCGGCCGTGACCAGCGTGCATAACGGCGGCAATATGGTCGAACGTGTCGCCGCGACCGCTGCCGCCGCCTGGCCCACTACGGCCACCGGCGCGCAGAACTTCCGCGACGACGTGGCGCAACTCGGCCAGTTGCTCGACGAAGATAGCGTCCCCGAAGAAGGCCGTTTCTTGCTCATCACCCCGTACATCAGGCGGGTTCTCGGCAAGGACACGACCATTTTCGACGCTGACTTGTCGGCGCAACGCTCCAATGACCTGAACCGGCGTGTGATCGGCTTGATCGAAGGATTCGATATCCTTCCCCCGACCAACCACATGCCGTCGACGGCCATCGCAACCGGACCCAGCAAGTACCAGATCGACGCGACTGCCGCCGGTGCTGGCGAAGGCCAGCCCATCGCTCTTGCGCTTTGCGGCGCAGAGGAAGGCAGCGCCGGTATCGGCTACGTCGCCGGTACGGGCAAGGCCGGTCCCGTCTACTCGCACATGCACTACGATGAGCGTCGGAATACGACGTTCCTCAAGTCGCAGATGATGGTAGGCGCCGGCGTCCTTTCGCCGTGGTGCGCAGGCACCATCCACGTCGACTCCGCGTAACTTCTGACTACCGCCGCATGGTCGGTGAGTGTGTCTCGGAGCGGTCGTCGGCGTGGCGGCGACCGCTCTTTTTCCTTTCCGCAGACTTACAACCTCTTGGAGATACTTTCATGGCAACCGTGACTTACCCCGAAGATTCGTCGTCGTCGTTCATTATGATTGCGCTGACACAAGCCGACAGCGTGTACGCGCTGACGCGGGACAAGTGTCCGTGCATCATCACTAACGCCGGAGCGTCCGGCGCGACCGAGGTGACTTTGCCGCAGGATGCCAAGGCGGGCGATCAGGTCATCGCTCTGTGCTTGGCGGCGCAGGACATCCTCTTAGCGCCGTCGTCCGCAGGCGCGGTCTTTGCCTCCGACGGCACGACCTACGCCAAGCAGACCGATGACAAGAACATCATCGGTGACAACATCGGCGAGTGCATCACGCTCGTTTCGCTCGGTGACGGCGACTGGATCGCCATCAACCAGCAGACCGTCGACGAAGCCGCTGAATCGTTCAGCGAAATGGAATCGTGATCCTAGATCGGCTCGACCGATCCAAACACTCTACCCCAACGGAGTACCATTGTTATGGTTCCGATTACGGAACTGACGCCGACGTTCACCTGTCTGTCCGAGGGAACGAACGATCCGATCCTTACCGTCGATTGGGTCAAGATTCTCCAACTCAAGTAAGCGGATTCTCCTTTCTTTCTCCTTTCAACTCCGCGCGCGGTCGACTCAACCCGGCCGCGCGTTGTTTCTTGGTCAGGCTGGCATCACGGCAGGGCGCAACGGAAGTTGCGTCTGCCGTTTCGTTACAGGTTCATGCGTCTAACACAAGGCACTTGAATGTGCGCCTTTTGGGATAACGAACCAATGAAAACATACTCTTTTGCCGCCGTCATATTGTTTATCGCCGCCCTGATCGTCGCCGCCATCCTTTCCACCGGCTGCCAGAGCCGGACGTACAGCTACGAAGTGATGGACCCGTCGACGGGCAAGGTGGTCAGCAAGGTCAACGTCGACATTCAGAACAGCAACGTGAAGATCGGCACGCTACGGGCCGAGAAGAAGGTCGACGATCAGACCGTGGTTTCGATTGAGGTCAGCGACTTGACGGCGGAAGAAAGAATGTATGAATGGCTCAAATCATTCGCCGACACACTCAACAAGGCGATGGACAAAATACCCGTTCCGTAACCGCGCAGGAGCAGCAACATGGCACTTGGCAACAACGTCATTCTCGACGTCACCATTGACGGGAACCCGACCACGCCGGCGCGGGTCGAATGTCCGTGGACGGACGTGGTGACGGCACCGGAAACCGCCGACAACGGCGGCAGCGCAATCACCGATCCGACGGCCGAAATCACGAACGCCACATCGTTTATCTTCACGCCGAACATCGACGCCGGCTCATTGTTCGCCGTGCGACTCAAATACGACGATGGCCTATCCAGCATCACCGATGCGGTCATCAACGTGTTTGGCCGGTTCGATTCCGATGACGACTGGCAGCGCCTGGAATCGCTGGCCGGTATTGAGAACTGCACGCTCACGACTGACCTGACCAACGACGTCAGTGACGGCACGTTCAACTTTACCAGCGTCGACCAGACCGACAACGTGTTCCACACGCAGGGCTGCCGTGAGTTTCTCATCGGTATCAAGACGGCGTTCGACGGCACCGGCACCAAGAACACTTCGACCATCCAGGTGAGGTTCATCGACTAATGCCATTCAAGCAACGCAAACAG